TTACTTGGTAAAGAAGTAAGCATAGAGTACACAACTATAACTAAACTATTAGAAAAACCAGCATCAAATGCTTCAACAGATGATTTAGTACTAGCTAAAACAGTTATGGAAAAACTAGAAGAAGTCAATGGTAATGTTTTAGTAGGAAATGCTATGTTGAAAGGCAGGATAATAAGATAATGTTTGATAGAATAAAGAGAGCAAGAAACCAGGATGGTACATTTAAGAAAGATGTTTGGTGGACACCTTGGTCTGATTCATGGGAGTATAAAATGAGTGAAGACTTAAAAGATATGATTGAGCGTACAGCTTGGACATTCGTAGAAGCCTTTATTGGTGCATTAACAGTTGCTCCATTAGTTGGTGTAGAAGCTGAAACATTACAGTTAGCTGCACTTGCTGGTGGTGGTGCTGCACTTGCAGTCATTAAAACATACGCTAAAAAACAAATTACTAAGTAATTTATAAATCATATATAACCTTCCTTTAACTATGTATAATAGTTATAACAGGGAGGTTAAATATGACTAACAAAGTACCCGAAGAATGGGGTAATAATTTTTATAAATCGGGATGGCAACCTGGACTAGAAGTCAACGAAGCTACTGGTCAAGGTGAGATTACACACGTTGGTACCGACCCAAACTTTAGAAATAAATACGAACAAATATTACATGACTGGGGATTTGACCCAAGGTTATATGAGATTGTAGATACAGTTAAGGCAAGCTCTTGGCAAGTTCAACTGAAAGGTGGGAGAACTGAAACATTCTTTGCGTTTAAAGGTGTAGTACGTAAAAAGAATCCTGGTCAAGATAAATATTTCAAAGCATTATTCAAACAAGCTGGTAGAAAACCACCTCTTAAATTAAAAACTCATGGTGGTGACACAGCATTCTTATTTTTTATGGCTGATTGGCAACTTGGAAAAAAAGATTACGGAGTTGAGAATACTATTAAACGATATGACATGGCTTTGCAAGATGCAATCAATAGAATTAAAGAGCTGCGTAAATCAGGTGTACAAATAGATGAAATATATATGATAGGATTAGGTGACCTTACAGAAAATTGTACTCCACATTTTTATGAGAGCCAGCCACATAATGTTTCGTTGTCATTGATTGAGCAATATGGATTAGCTAGGTCTATGATTATGAAAACAATAGATACATTCTTACCACATGCAGATAAATTAATTCTTGCTGGTGCGCCAGGTAACCACGGAGAAATGACCAGGACCAGTAAAGGTCAGGTTGCTACAAGTAGATTAGATAACTCTGATACTATGCACTTACAAATATGTGAAGAGATTATGGCTGCTAATAAAGAACGTTATAAGAATGTAACAGTAGATGTTCCAGATGGTTTTCACCAGGTCATGACTATTAAATCTATACCTTGCGGTTGGACACATGGTCACATGACTGGTGGTGGTGGAAGTAATCCAGAAGTAAAGATAGAAAAATGGTGGAAGGGACAGATGTACGGATTCTTACCAATGAGTGACGTACAAATTTTAATTACGGGTCACTACCATCACTTCCGTGCAAAGCAACAAGGTGATAGGACTTGGTTTCAATCTCCTAGCTTAGATAAAAGCATAGACTTTACAGCTAGGTCTGGTCTTTGGTCCCATCCAGGTGTACTTACATTTACTATAAATAAAAAAGGATGGGATAACCTAAAGATTCTTTAGGCACTTACTGGTACGGTAAACTTTGGGTCACCGTATGCACGTACTAAAGTTATTAAATAAGACAATACTTCATGTGAAATATTATCACTAATATTATCAGAGTGGTCAATGAATACCATAAGGTTACGCAGTAATGCGTGTACCCTGGGATTGTTTATCTCCCACATATCAGATTCTTTGATAGCATCTTCTATCATCATATCCATTACCATTGTTACTCTTCCTCTGGACTATCTAGCTTCATCTCTACTGCAGCCATGATACCTAAGAGTTGTACTCTTCCATCTTGTGCAGTTATAGTTGCTTCTCTAAATAGGTTTACTTTGTTAGGTGTTTGTCTTGTTAATAATTCTTTGATTATAACAAGTGTATCTATATCTTTTAAGTCCGCCATTAGAACGGTGCCTCCTCATCATCTGTTAATCTATACATAGCCACATTACCTCTGTGATTATGATTCCAATACTCGTGGTCTCTGCATTGTGCAGCTTGAATACCGTAACCCATCTTACGTAGGTCTGATATTCTTTGTGCGTATGTTGGTAAGAACATTCTTTGAAACGTTACACCACATACCCAATCCCAATTAGCTTCTCTTAACCTTTCCAAGACACGGTGTGAATCCGTGCCTTCGTTAGGTACCTTCGTTACTCTCATGTACTGCATACTATGACCCGTCTTTAAGTGACCAAGTATCTGTATCAACCCAGTCAAATATATTTCCTTTAGTTATCTTACCGTTAGCTAATGCTGCCTTAGCTTTAGCTGCTAGTTCATCGTCACCATTGTCAATAGCTTTTGTAACACAGTTATTAAATGTGTTTAATTGCTTCTCACTAGGTGCATCCTTCTCCCATTCACCGCTTGGTATATCCGTCATGTCATCTCCTTCTTTAACTGTTACTTCACCATCAAATACTTCAATGATATCATTTACTACATCTGAATTATTTTTACGTTCTTCAAATGTATTCTTTTGTTTATCAATGTATGCAGCTGCAACTTCAATAAAAGTTTTTTGGTTATCATCAGTATAATCTGTGATACTATCTGGCATACCTGCCTTAACCTTTACTCTATCTGTTGTGTACTTCCATACATTAGCTGCAAACTTCTTGTCACCTGCACACATAGTTAAGATTATCTCCTTCAATTCGTTAGAAGGGGATGTCACTTTGTCTTGTGCTGTAGGTTTTTTTTTAGGTGCAGCTGGTTTACTGTCAGATACTTTGCTCATCTCTTCTCTGCTTGGTCTAGGTTTATTGCTACCCTGGTACTTCCAGTTAGCAAGCGCTCTACCTATTGCAGATGTCTCGCAGTTCTCCATCCATGCGTCAGCATTAGCAAAGCCACCTTGACCCTTAGTCTCTTGTGCTGTACCAGTAGTCACTGGTCTTGCATCTGTTAGGTCTTTGTATAGTTCTGCTTTAATAGTTACACATGTACCGTCAGCAGTTATATGTACTATCTCTGTCTCTATTCTGCCGTCTGGGTTATCCTTCCAGAATGTTTTTAATCTATCTTCTACTGTCTCGTAGTTTTCTAAATTAAACTTCGCCATCGTTACCTTCCTTATTAACTATTGTGTACACATGCTTACGTGATACACCTGCTGCTTCTGCTATGTTATCTACTGTCATCTTTGTTGCATTCCTGGCATCAAACAAATGAGTAACCATATTGTTACGTGATTGTGTTTTTTGTTTGATAAGTTCAGCAGTCATCTTTAAATCCTGCAGTAATAACTCTTCATAACTTTGCAATTATCTTCTCCTTCCTCTTTTAAGTTCTTTAATTAAATCCTGAACCGAATCATTAACAGTCAACTCTAGTTCTAGTTCTGCAAGCAGTCTGTTAAGACTCTCTTCATCCCACTTACACATGTCATGCTGTGCTAGGTGCTAACATACCTATTTGTTTGTATGCTACATCAGCTAACGAATAAAATATTGATTGTTGAAATCTATATTGTTCATAGATTTGTAAACCCAATTCCTCCATATAAAAATCAAGTTTTTCTTTTACTTCTTCGTTAGTCTTACCCTCTCTCTTTAATCTTTGTGCTTCCAATACTGCATTCTCTCCCCAATCCATAATCTTTTGCGTTGCAATAGGATTGATTGGTCTGCTACTTTCAGCACGTTTAATATTCTCTTTGCTAAAAACTATTCCTTCATCAATCAAATGACGTAAGGTATCTATTCTTAACCCTTTAATTAAATTATGAGACATTATTTTTCCTCCCTTTACTTGGTTACAGATATTAAATACCGTAACCTTTTATTACATTTATTAGTATATATTATACACGTTACTTCATGTTACGCATGCGTTTTTTTGCATGACGATAACCTCTCCATGCCTGGAAGTTAAAGTAAGCTGCAAGTAGTGTGAATCCTACAGCAAATGCAGTGCCTGCTAGTAGAATAAATCCCTGTAAACTACACATATATCACCTCCTTATTTCTAATAGAATCTTATCCCTATCGGGGTTAAACAATGTAGAAGTACAACCACCACCGAATGCTGGACTTACATCTGCCATGTTCTCTGGCATTCCAGCTTGTATCTCATCATACTTCTCACAAAAATAATTACCTGGTGCATCACCACCTAGATACATACAAGCTAAGTTATCTTCGCTTGTTGGTTTACCGAACGGACATGGTCTCTGCTTGCAGCAGAAACCAGACCGAACACAAGAAGCAAACTCTATTGTTGCTCCTCTGATGCAAGCAAGATGCTGCATGCCTCATACACTTCCAAGTACCCATTGTATTTAAATACTTGTAATGCTTCACCTAACATGCAGTACTCTGTATATCCCATAAACTCATGGGCTTTTTCTGGATGTTCAATTAAGTTATTACCTAGTATCTCATCACTATATCCAATGATATCTAAGAACAAAGCAAATGGATTTTTGTTTGAAGCTGGTTCAAAATTTTTACTCCACTCGTAAAGCCCTGTTAGTTTTTCCTTAACTGCTTGTATTAGCATTGATTTTGTTTTTGGCATTCTGCCCTCCTTTTATTGCGTACATTATTTAGACTCCACATCGTGAGAAAAGTTACACTTACAATCTAAAAAACTTTTATAGATTGTGCGCAAGTGTTGCATCTCTCTGTACTTGTGTATGTCTAAACCTTCATTCATTATCCTGGTTCGTAGCTGGTCAACGTGACACTGGACCATCACGTGTAATGATTCGTGTCCGTATTTATTTTTCTTCATTGAGTACATCTAATAAAAACCAAGCTGCATCACGTTGACTCATCTTTGTGAATAACAATTCAATTAATATATCTATTGATTTTGTTATTTTTAAATCCACAATAGTTGTATTAAGTTCCATGTCTTTTGCTTTAGCATGTAGTTTTTTTAAAGATTCAATTCTTTTTTGATTGTCAACTACTAATACCATTCTTCTTCCTTCCTATGCTGCCACCGCAGCAACTTCTACTCTCTCTACTTCCAAGTAAAAATCTATCTCCGCATCATTAAAGATTCTTGTATCAACATAAAAAGTATTCCAACGTGTACCTCTGCGTCCATACTTCTTACTGTAATAAGCATCACTGTAATTTTTTTTCTTTGTGTATTCTTTAGTAATCCATTTACCATTGATGTCTTTGTAAACATCTATCTCATCCCATAGTTCTTGCAGCTCCTGCTTTGTACCGTGCTTAACCCACTGCGTACCTTCCTTAACAAACCCCTGGTCTTTTAAGAAATTAGTTTTATTCTTACCAAGCACTGGCTTAACTGCATAAAGTTTTGCTATCTCTTGCATCATTGAACTGCAACCTCACCCTTCTTGTTAATGAAGAACTTACCGAAGAAATTTCTTGCACTGTATGGACTTGGTCCAACAAAAGTAATGTCTCCCCATTCTTCTAATGCTTCTTTAGTTAACACTCCATTGAACTGTTCACCGAACATGCTTACTTGCTCCAATGCAATCATGTCTAACTTACCAGCAGCAACTAACTCTTTTAATTGCTTCTTACTTTTAGGTCTTGAATCCATTCCATCAAGAATAAATATTCCTTGCGCACTCATTGTTTACCTTCCTTTTTTATCATCACTACTTAGACACTTGCTCTTCTAAATTGGTTACATCTTTTTTTTCACGATACTTACCATACTCAAACTGCGGTTCGGGATTTGCTTTGACTGTTGCTTTCATATCTTCTAATACTTTTATGAACGCATCAATCGTATGCAATACATCTGATGTACCGTAAGCTATCGCACCAGACTGGCTGGTATAGAATGTCCAAAATGTTTTTCCAAATAATTTTTCTAACTCTTCACGTGGATGCCAGTCATAATCCGCATCAATTCTAAATGGAACTGACACATCCTTAGCACATGATTGATTCCAGATTTTATATTCGTAATCAACACCACGTTCAAGCACTTCATCATTATCATTACTGGACCATCTGTAATTTACTTTTTTGTTATACATTACTTACCCTTCCCTTACAATCTCTGGCAATACTGGTTCTGATATTGCCACTAGCTTATCTAATTGATTCTTTGCACCTTCTAGGTCACCTTCTTCTAGTAATTTTATTATTTGTTTTGTTAGTTTTTTTATTACTTGATTCATTACTTAAGCTCCTCTCTGTATTTCATAGTGTCTGCACCTGGACCAGTTATCTGATACACATCTCTCTTAACTTCATTGCCGAATATATCTACCCAAACAATTTCTTTTTCTTCCATTTGTTTTCCTTCCTTCACGTTACTTAGACTCAACATTTTTTGAATTGGTTACATCTTCCTGCATCTTTTTTAATTCCTCCCAATGCTTTTCAAACGTAGGATAAAAATAATTCTTCATGTAATCTTGGAAGTCATCGTAACCTGGAAATTTTTTAGCAAACTCTTCTGGTTTTAAATTCCATTGTTCTTTTGCAAGATGGTATGGACTGTAATATCCATGTTCAAATGTAATCTTGTTGAGTTCTTTTAAAGTATATTCTTTATAAACGTAGTCACCCTCTGTTAGTACATAGGTTTTCTTTACGTACTCTTTAAATGGCATCCCGTCAACAACACCATCAACAGCACCATCAATATATTTTGCACTAAGAGAATCATCGTAAACAGTATTTGTTTTTTTGTTTAATAAGAATCCGTGACCACCGTAGTAATCAGCACCTTGCAATATATCTCTAAGTGCATGGACTACAACCCAGTCATCCGATTTTTTTACAAAGTTAATTGCATTCCATGCAGCTTGGTAACAATCACCAGCACCCATTATCTCTTCCTTCCTTCACTTTTATTAGACTATTACTTTCACTAATTGGTTACACTGGAATAAAATTTTTAAAGCAATAATCATATATCTCTTTACCGCTTATCATCTCTCGAGTAGTTTTACTTAGTGCTTGATAAATTGTTTTACCTTCTTCTAAATAGATTATGAATGCTGCTTTGCCTTCTATAATTTCTCCAGTCTCATGTTGGATAAATTTTTCAAAGTAACTCTCCCAATCTTTTTGTACTTCGTATGCTGTTTTCATTCGTTTACCTTCCTTTATATTTATTAGACTATTGCTTTTACAATTAGGTTACATAATTTCTGTAAGAATTTTGATTTGACGGAGTTGTAACCTGGTACTTCTTTGAACTCAATCAAACCCAGTGCCGCTAGTTCTTGCAGTTTTTCTGCGGTGTACACTGTACCCCCGTAATCTTTCGCACATACTGAT